GGATTCTAAACTCGAACTAATCGAAAATAGACGAATTTAGGCTTAGCACTTCATCACCCGATACTACCGAGGTAGTTTTACTCAAGCTCTGTGCTCGTTTAGAGTCGTGGCGATGCCCCATCCCGACTTGTTGTATATTTTTTGCTGCGTTTAAGTCGCGATCGTGCTGACTCCCACAGTTTAAGCATTGAATTGATCGAACAGATAGGCTTATTTTACCCCACCGAAAACCGCAGTCTGAGCAAGTTTGAGAGGTCGGCTCCCAGCGATTAATTACTTTAAAATCTCTGCCGTACTTCTCTGATTTACCCTCGCAGAGTGTCCTAAATTCTCCCCAGCCTTGCTGACTAATTGCTCTTGACAGGCTTCTATTTTTTACCATTCCGGCTACGTTTAAATCTTCTAAAATGATGGTTTGGTTTTCACTCACCAATTTAGTCGAAAGTTTGTGCAGGAAATCTTTTCTAGTATCAGCAATCTGATTATGCAGTTTAGCTATTTTTAACCTGGTTTTATTCCTACGTTTTGAGGTTTGGACTTGACGGGATAACTTGCGCTGTAACCTGCGAATTTTACGATCTAGCACTTTGTAGTTTGGACTTTGGGCGGTTGTGCCATCACTCATTACAGCGAAGGTTTTGATACCTAAATCAACACCAACACTTTGATTTTTTGGCTCAACGTGAATAGGGGAAACTTCTACAACAAAGCTCAAAAAATACCTATTTGCACAGTCTTTAATTATTGTGACAGAGCTAGGTTTTGATGGTAATTTTCTTGACCAAACTGGGGAAACATCCCCTATTTTTGCTAGATAGACTTCATTGCCTCGCATCGTAAAAGCGTTACGGGTCAATCTTGCTGACTGACTGTTGGCTTTTTTCTTAAACTTAGGGTAGCCAGCTTTTTTGCCCTTTCTCTTCCCATTGTGAGAATTAAAAAAGTTTGTAAATGCGGTTTCTAAGTCTGCGACAGATTGTTGCAAAGCTACGCTTGACACTTCACTTAGCCAAGCTCTTTCTACTGTCTTTTTTGCATGAGTAGTGACAATTCTGTGCAAGTCGCCTGAGCTAGGCTTTTTTTCGGATTGTTTGCATAGTCTTAGTGCATCATTCCAGACTACCCGGACACACCCAAACAATTGAGCCAAGCTTATTTTTTGTTCGATTGTCGGATAGAATCGGAATTGATACCGCCCTTTCATCTTGCCTCCCTTTTGTTTGTCTTATTATATTATACCATACCCAAAGGCAAAATTACCGGAAAATCCCGATAGCGCGATCGTGCTTAAAGATTAATTCCCAATACTGGGATTAACCGTGAATAAAAAACCCGCAAATTCTTTTAAAAGTTTGCGGGTTTTAAGTGTTTTGAAGAAGAAATCAACAAAGGTAAGTTATTTCTATTGTAGCACCATTATGGGGATTCCCATAAAGGCTTTAAAATCAACCATAGGACGTGCGACCGTACTTGCTTAGTGTTTCCTTAATAAACACTTCAAAGTCGCGCTGACGCTCTCTGAGGGTGTCTATGATGTCATCTTTGGATGCTGTACCGCTAACATTCACAGTCGGGGAATAGGTAACGGTTTGCTGTTGGCTACCGCCGCCGCCAGAGGAACCGAATAAAGTTGATGATTTAGCAGTAGGCATAGATGGCAGTACGCCGATCGCACTCATAAAGCCCTCTCTCAAAGGTCGGATTGTTGCCACCGCGATCGCGCCCGCCGCAGCTACGGCTAAAAGCGCTGTTGTAGCGCCGCCACCAAACACAGAGAAAGCTAAGCCCGCAGCGGTCACAATGCCAGTTATAGCTGAAAAGAATAGGACTGTTGGGGCGATCGCAGCAAGCGCCGCTCCGACGTATACAATACTTTTAACAACTTTGGGGTTTTCTTTAGCCCAATCCGCTGTTTTTTGAATTAGCGGGATCATCTTGTCTAACAAAGCGTTAATTGGTGGCAGCAAGGCATCACCAACCACGATCGCAAGCTTATTCATACTAACGCCCATCCGCGCGACTTCTGATGCTGTTGTATTTGTTTGGATGTCAAATTCACGCTGCAATGATGTAGCTGTTGCCTGTTCATTATTTGCAAGATTTAAAGCGCGTTGTAGCAATTCAACATTACTAGACATCATCCCTAAATCGTCTGAGTATTCCCGACCACCTATTAAGGCAATAGCGCGCGATCGCTTAGCAGCGTCTAGTGAGTTAATCTTAGTTAGAAAATCCGTAATAGCCGCAGATCCGCGCGATCTCACGTCTTCCTCCATCTCTCTAGCAGAATAACCGACCATTGCGATCCCGCGTTTAAATCTAGCAGATCCAACAGTTGCAGCACTCATTGATCCAACTAGAAAATTAATCGCCGTGCCTGCTTTAGCGGGTACAATTCCCAGTGACAAAATAGCACCAGAAAGCGCCGCAGTTTCTCTATAGGTTAATCCCGCTTGTGCTGCCAGACCGGAAACACGCGGTAACACTTTAGTTATCTCTTTAGCGCTTGCTGCCATATTATTAGAAAGTTCGTTTATCGTTCCTCCTAAATCGTTCATTTCATCGACCGAAAGTTTGAAAATATTTCTAATTTTCGCGGCGCTTTCCCCAGCTTCATCGGCTGGCAAATCAAAAGCAAACGCCATCTTTCCGACTGTTTCTGTGAACTTTATAACCTCATCAGACGCTATCCCGTATTGTGCAGCAGCAGCAGCAAGCGCGGCGATTTTATTCGGATCAACTACTTTTAAAGTATTAGATAAGTCTAATATTTCCCCTTTCATTGCTGCCAGTTTGTCGGGGGTCAAATCGAGAATTTTATTGATACTTGTGATGCTTGTCTCGAATTTTGTTGAGGCATCAAACGCCACAGCACCAAGCGCGACTAACGGCGCTGTAATGTAGGTCTGTGCACCTCCTACGACCTCATTCATCGCTCTTTGAGCATCGCTAATACGCTTTAATTCATCAGCGCCAGAACTTGCTAATTTCTGTAAACCGGGTGTTACGTTATCGGTTAGATCCGCCTGTACTCCTAACTTTATCACGCCCATTAATTAATCCCAATGTTGGGAATTATTTTTGCCGTCGTCTTATCTCGGTTGCTTCCTCTTCCATTAGTGCGATCGCTTCAAGTATAAATATCTCTTGAGCCTTTTGGGGTAACGGTGCTATTTGCGCTAAGAAATCGTATCCGCACCATTTTGAGAGGATGATAACGGTTCTGGGATCGATAACTCGAACTTTCCCTGGTTAATGCTTACCTTAAGCAAAATTGCAGCCAATAGCCAGCCTATCCCGCCCTCGGTAACTGGTAGATCAAAATGTTGGGTTAAGACAGGCTGTCCGTTAATCTTACAATAACTGGTAATATCTTTGACGTGAGCCAACAAGCGCCCGGACTCTTCTACGTTCTTAGACCATAAAGTATTCTGAAAAATATCGTTATCACTGTTGTCAAAAGTGATTTCTGTTTTGTCAAAAGTGAAGTGCCTAGAATTTACAACGTCTAATGAGTTGTCTAGTATTTTAAACCGATCGCCCTCACAGAGTAGCACACATCCCATTAACCCAGTCATCTCTACCCCGTCACCTAATGATTTACGGCCTATCCCCGCGCGTTGTAAATTTTCTGCCGTTGTGGGCAAGGTCTTACCGTCTATTTCAACAGTTGAAACAGCGCCTAAGAATGCAAGTTTTGACAATACATCTCGTGGCGCTAATTCGTAATCAAAATAATGTTGGCCCGGTTTATTGTAGTTGAGAATTAATGCACCCTTTGGGAGTTTTAGGCTAGCTAGTGACATATTCAATAGGCTAAGGTTCTCTGCAATCTTAGCCTATTGATTGTAGATTAGGTGCACATCTTGATCATTGTCTTCTTTTTTGACTTTAGCCGTCGTAGTTTTCCCTACTCGGTTTTTTTTGTTGATCGCCCGCTGTTTAAGAGATTCCCGTGTTTTCTTTTGCCGCGCTTGACTAGCTGCCAATTCTTCAGCCGTGCAAGCCTTGTGGCGTACATTTAAAGGTGCATTGATAAAACATTCATCGCACCAGTGCCAGTAATCCGTCCTACTATCGTTGTTGGAAAACATAAATCCACAGAGTAGGCAAGTCCTGGTAATGCAGGGTAACGGTGGATACACGATGTCCGATCCTTTAAAAGTCATTTATTTTTTTCTCCGATTGTGTTGTTCCTATGTTATACTATACTATAGTAACAAAGAACAATCGGAGAGTTATGATCAGTTTAACCGATTACAAAAGCCCTGAGTTAACTAAAGCGATTGCCGACTTTGAGAAAGGCAACGGCTCGATCTCCCGTATTTCTCGGTTTGTCAATGTGTTTGGCCTTTGGGTTGAGGATTGTCTGATTGATCCTGACAATTTTATCGCAGCGGCTGTCGCTAATCCTAATAAACCATTTACTCCGACAGATAGGGCTGAAGTGGTATATTCTCTATTCTCAGAAGGAAGTGTAACACCAAAAGTACAGACTGCAATTGACAAGTTAGAGTCTCGGTTTCATACCATAAAGGTCGGGGATGAGCTTGACAATTTGCTTAGCGCTTTGATACTAGCGATCGCGATCGCGTCTGCGTCTGAGGCTGCCATCAGCGAAGGGTAAAAGGCAATTTAAAACCCGATCGCGCGATCGGGTTTTGTCCTGTTATTCCCATTGTTGGGAATATCATTAACCGTGTACCAATTCAACTCCGATCGTGTCGGAGGAACCTGTAGGAAGTCTCCAAACCACTACGCCGTTCTCTGTTCGCCATGAGTCGGAGACTTGTAATTTGACGCTACCGTCATCAGCTTTATCTGGACTCACAGAGCGCCCCGGTCGGCTAACATAACCTGAGAAAAACTCACCATCGCTAATCGCGACAGTAGGTGATGTCATGTCTACATTTAGTACCATCAAAGTTACTATCAACTTTGTATTAAAGGCATTTTCCACAAACCTTAAAAAAGCAGGATTTTTTCTGTGATCCTTGAGTGACATAGTTAATTCTGCTGCCTGAATTGATCGCGCCTCTGGTTTTGTAAAGTCAGTCCCGACTACCATATCAGTATCATAATTCCTGGTAAATTCTGGCAAGTCAATTGTCTTGACCTCACCGTTAACCAGTATTACCCCGTCAACATCAACAAACGCAACTTTTAGCATATTTCTAACTCACAAAGATTGTTATTTCTGCAATGCGATCGGCCTGATTATCACCTTTCAAAAGGACATCATAAACCAGACGGCGATCGGCTGTGTCCGACTTTTCACTACTGAAATTGACTACACCATAAGGCAGCAGAGAGGCTTCTGGTTCACGGTTCAAAGCGTCGCGGATAGCTTGAGCAATAGCCTCTAGATGTACTAAATCAAAGGGTTTTTGCCTCCAGTCAAAAGCTACTCTGTCAGCCAAGGATTGAGCTTTTGCCCTCAGTCTAGCAATATTAAACGGCAATCCATTTGTCATAATAGATGTCATGATCCTATCACTTCCCCATGTTATGCCTTTAGCCTGCAATAGTGCAGAGTCTGCAAGAGTAATGGCGATCGCAGATTCTTTTAGTGACTTTCCGTTAGGGTTCTCCCAATAGTCTAACAGTGCCACGGCTGCGACCAAGTGAACGCCAGCACCCTCAACCCCGCGATCGCTAGTGCGGATAGGGAATACCGCAGCCGCGTTAGCAGAAGTGAGTAATGGGATCGCGGCTGTAGCACTAATGCCCGGTTGTGTGTACACTGCGATCGCACCCAAAGCGATCGCTTTGTTATTTAATGCAATGGCAATTTCTGCGGTAATTTCAACACCAGCGGTAACAATCAGGGTAGGTTCGCGCCCGCCAACGGCTGCAACAAGCCCGATCGCACTTATTAAGTCAATCGTGTCATAGTTCGCGACCGAGTAGGTAACGCGAACAGTACCAAGCGCCGGAATTGTACTCGCAGCCGTGCGGGTTATTATCCCTGTAAGTGGGGCGATCGTGAAGTGTGTAGGGGATACATAGGTTATATCGGCAGCTACGTTAGTTACGATTATGGGGGCGACTATGTTAGGGTGTTCTAACTTGATTATGCCAGAGGCATTAAATGTGTAGTTTTTAGCTGCTACCGCTGCAACTGCAACCGACGGCGTACTATTGACTGCGATAATAGGTACTTGGACATATTTAAAAATCGTCTCGATCGCATCAACTAAACCGTAAGATTCGCGTCCTTTACCTGAAGCAGTAGATAATGACAAACGCTCCCCATACTTTGCGATCGCGCTGGTTAGAGAGGTAATTAAAGTAGGGTTGCCGTCACCTTTTGCAGCGTTCCCAACTACTGCAATAATGTCCCACGGGGATCTCGGTAGCCTGACACCTTGTTCTACCAGAATGCTATTCATAGTATATCAATCCTCATTGTTGCTATTTGTGGGCTGGTCGTTGCTATCTCATTAATTCGCTGCCTTCCCACTATATCAAAAGTTTGCTCTAGTACCCATCTTTTTTGTTGAAAATATTCGCGGCGGGTATCAAAAGTTAAATCGAATAAAGCGCTTGTGACTTTTAGGTTTTCAAGTGCTGATTCTACTCTTTCTGCTACTTTCCCGGCCCCCGTTGCTTGATAGTATTCTGGCAAGCTTATTACTATTAATACTTTCTGGATTCGCGTCTGGAAATTAGCCGAAAACGTGCGATCGTTCTCGATCGTTCTCTCACTAGGGAATAGGATCAAAATGTCGCCAGCGTTATCCGCGATCGCTAGCTCTTGCACTTTGTTAGGGTGTATCCTTAGCAATACGTTAGGTGCAAGTGTCGCGCGCACGGGTGCTAACGCTGATGAAATTTCTGTCCTGATTTGCTCAGAATCGAACATACTATAGAAAGAGACGGACAAAAGCCGCCTCAGAGTTTAACTACTTCAAACAATCGATATTTACTTTTAAAGTGTAGCACGTTTTGCCGATTAATCATCTATTCCCAACACTGAGAATTCTAAAAATGACAGATTCCGTGATCGGGCAAATAGCCGTAAGGCATGGAGAAATCACGCGATTTGAAGAGTTTTTAAGAGACAGAGGCTTTACGCCGCAAACCACAGAATGCGACCGGACTGTGCTCAAAAACTGCTATGCTGACAAGCGAATCTACGGACATGGGATGCTCCAAACCGGAGTTACTATAATTCTGGTAGATAGCCAATTTATAAATAAACAGAGAGTTGTTAAATATTGGCAGATTAAGATATGATAAGACTGTTAACCTCGGAGACACAATATTCAAGGGTTTAGGAACAAAGGGTCGAACCGCTGTTAATCTGGCGGTTTTTTATTGCGCCCGATCGCCCCGTCAGATAATGGGAAAAGTCATAGGATGTACTGGTAATTTTATAATATATATCGTTCTGTGACAACCTCAAACCTATACACTATAACGATTTTACCCCAATACCAAAACGGGACGTGACTGAGGTTTGAAGCGCGCGATCGCCCGATTCAACTAACGGGCTCATCTATGTCGAAAGTATTCTGCATTAAAGCCTCTAAAGGACTGCGGACACGCCCCGCTAAAGCGTCATCAGTACCGATTACGGTATATGTGAGCTTGCGTTCATCAAACGAGTCATAAAACGCCGTTTTCCCGGCGCTTTCAAGTAGGTCTGAGGTAGTAATGCGATCGACACTTTCAATCTGATTAACCTGTTCTAAAATTTGCCTTGATGCGATCGGACTGCTACCGCCTATCACATTGCGATCTAGTAACTGCGAATTTCCACCTATTCCAGTTCTGTTTTGATGCCATTCTAAACCTCTGTTGAGAATGTCGCTAGTAGTGCGATCTATAATCTTTTCCGGATCTATTTTCAGTATATAGTTATTAGGATCTGCAATCAGATTTCTACTTTCCCTATAAACAGTATCGCCGGTATTGTTTATTAATCTGTCGTTATAATACCGGATCAAATCTTCATTGATTACCGCATCTTTAACCTCAGTTTTTACAAAATCTTTAGCAGCGTCTCTAATGGCGTTACCAGGACTTTCCTTAAAAGCTGCTTGCCAGTCTTTAGACTCACCTGACGCCATCTTTTTTGCTTCATTAATTACCTTTTCTGCTACCTTTGTTGCGATGTATTTCTTAGCAATATTGCCACCCGCCCATTTTGCTATAACCTTGGCAGATCCCTTTGTCAATGCACCCGCGGCTACTTTGATCACGATCGGAATTATTGCTAGCATTGAGTTAATTTAGTTGTTTCCTAACAAATTATGCCTAAATGGTTAAGTGTTGAACCCAGATTAATAAAACCGACTAAAGACTGTTTTTTTACCTGTGACTGTGGCAGAAATTGGCATCCGGGATGGGTGGTAGCAAAGATCCACTTACCCATAGTAGACCATTCCAGCGAGTTTAGGCTTGTTTGTAGCAAAAACGGGGAATATCAATGGATAGCTGCAAATCGCATCAAATACCGAGGTGAGAGTCACCTATTTGATACGGATCGCTATCAGCGTAAATTCAACTGGAATAAATACAGAATCGCGCCTTAATTCCCAACATTGAGAATGCCTAGGCTATAAACTTTTAGAATTAGAAAATACGTTTAATTCTAGCCGTTCCCCAAAGTTTTGGGCATAAGCTGGCATCGAAGTACGATCGAGACTTAGCAATATAAAATCATAAGTTCGATCGGCTAATATGCAACTACCTCCCACACCGGGGACTATCCACAACGGCAATATTTTTGGCTGTTGCACGTGACCTCTGTATACTCTATTTTGTTGCCCATTGTTAGGCATTGCAAACGATTCTAAGCTAGTTGTTATATATAGTCGAGCTAATACCGGGAATAATTCGGAACCTGTAGGATTGCCTAAAATATCAATAGCACCGCCTAATGATCTCTCAAAAGTTAGCGACGTTAACTGGTAATCGGATTTTAAAAAAGGTACACTTGGGAGAGTGCTTTTTATTAGTTGGTTTAATGATGTCATACTCTGACTTCTCCCTAAAATATGGTACGGAATTTAATGAGCTAATCTACTCCGATTGGCTACCAGTTGCGACAGCTAAAGCCTCAATATTCCCTTTAGCTTATAGGCCTTTAGCGACAGAATATTATCTAGGTTGGTTGCTTTGCACTACTTCAGGAGATCGGCACACTTCAGAGATTAAAAGCTTTGAAGTCAAACCAGAAGGGTATTCGGTAAGCTACAGCAACGGCAACGGATCTCAATGCGATCGCTGGTTAAAGTTCTTAAGACAGTTAGCGATCGCCGCCAATATTGAGATTCCAGAACGCGAGCAAACAAGAACTTTCGGGGGCGATCGAACTGAGGTTTTCAATCACCCGTTTTAAGTTCAAGCTAAGCCTTGTTTTAGCTGATTGATCCGGGTTGCGATCGAGGTTCTTACTGATTTTCTCTGCTCTGTTTTTAGCCAAGCGTCAAGCACCATTAAATCCACAGTCGAATTAATTACGGTTGCCGCTTCCTCTATTGCGTAAGAGCCAAGATCTATAATTTCAGTATTAGCCATCGGATCGATTGTCTCTGACTGCTGTACAACCTCGATCGCTTTCAGCTTAGAAAATCTTTGATAATCCGGATGCTCTTGTAGCTGTTGGATCTTGGTTTCGTCTAGTGCATTTGTGCCAGCGACTAGCGCGATCTTGTCAAACGATAGAACTACACCCGGTTTCATTGCTGGCAAACATCTCTCAGGGTAGAATATTACGACTTGTGGCATGGTTTTTGAGTTATTTGTTAATCGATTAATCCCGGCAAAACCTAAACAGCTTCAACAACATCAATATATTTAATGCCAGCCGGATCGTGAATCATTGTGCCTGATGAACACGAGAAAAACGGGAAGATTCTAGTTAATCCTTGTGTTGGTGCTAAAAATTGCTCATCAACTAACTGAGCAACTGTAGACTCGATCCGGCGACTGACTACCGCGGGATCTCTCGTGTAAACAACCATCCGATCGCGGTTAGTCACGCCCGGTCGAACTCCATATTTTTCGAGAATATCGCTCGAACTAAATGGCGATCGGATGAAACTAGCAGAATTACCCGCAGGAGAGGTTCCCAGTTGCTCGATCGCAGCGTCTAAAGCTGAAACATCGCCATTTTGAGGGTTCATTATTCGCGACGCTAATACCCGCATTCTTGGAGATAATAAAATCGTGTCAGGCTCTAAAACTGTCTCCCCATCGGCACTTAATCCGGCGCTTAGGATAGTATCAATCAGAAATTCAACCCACTGAGCATAAGTCGCAGTATTAGGGTTGAAAGCTGACAGGGTAAAACTAACGTTAGGGTTATTATATAACCCGGTATAACCTAGAACAGGTTCCCCGATCGCCGCAAACCTGTTTAGACGTTTAGCTATCTCAGACCGAACTATGTCAATTTTCCGGTTTTCTACTAATTGCCTGATTCTTAGCGCGTCTTGTGTCCGAGCCTCTTGCCACATTACAGAATATCCTTTTGCTGCCATTACAACAGGATAATTATCTGTAGTTAAAGTAACGGGGGTTAACGGGATATCGGCAGCGCCTGGTGCTAATAGGATTGCTTCTTCCCCTAAGTTTCCACCCATAAAGATCGCGCCGACCTCATCTTTCCCCGGGGGGAGATCGCCCGTAGTAGGGATCAGTGTTCCATTCTCAAAAGGATATTGAGGAAATCGGTAGTTATTCCGAATTTCTAAACCTTCGGCTATGTATTGCCATAATGCAGAAACTGCCATTGTCAGACCTCTCTAAACTCCCATTGTTGGGATTAATAACTGAGCTTTGAAATGTTGGGAATTAAGGCAAATTGAGCGAACAAATTGCCACTTTATCCGCGCCGATCGTAGATAAGAATCGAGCGTTAGGTACTAATACCGCATTAGCGCCTGCTACGTTTGTAGCTTGACCTTGTGTCAAACCAGGAGTAAATATTGTGAATACAGGGTCGCCAGCTTTCACGGCTGCGACAACTAGCACTCCTATTACACCACGGAAATAATACGCGACCTGATCCTTGGGCGGGTGCTCGTCCTTCAAATACCAGCGCTTGCAAGCTCCCACAATAATAGAATTAGCATTGACTGGTAAAATCACCCCACGGCGTTCTAGATTGCCTTCTAAAGCAGTCGCGATCGCCACAAAGTAACCGGGTTTGATCGCTGCGACAGCCTCTGCGTTGTAGGCAGTCCGTGCGCTGTCCTCTTGTCCTGACATTGCCAACTCGCCCGCAACAATTGTGTTAGATAACTCAGGCATTGATAGATCCTCTGGGTTTTATTGTTTCCAAGCATTCTCATAGCTGATGATTGCTTCGTTAGTGTCAGCTAGATCGCTTTTTGCTGCGATCGTATCATCTGGCATTTCTGGGGGTATTTTTGAGCTTTTTTTGTTTAGTGCAGCCGATCGCTTTTTAGCCATATTGACTACAATCTCGATCGCTCTTAATTCTGCCGTAGCATCCGGTGTTACCAGAAAGTCCGCAAGCGATCGAGCAAATAACTCATCAAACTCATGACTTGGCATTTTAGTCTCACTAACCAAACCTTCAGCATCCGATCTCAGACTAGCGTATTTTTGGCTAATCTCAGCATCTTTCTGATATTTTGATACTGACGCTTGCAAAACTAGCACCTGCGTCTTTAAAGCCTCATTCTCTGCCTTGTGTGTGATTAAGTCAGCCTGTGATTGTCTGTACTTATCATCTAGATCCAAGTATGCCGGGTCTCTTTTGATATCGTCTACTCTTTCTGTCATTTTTTCTAAAGCTTCCTTAACTTTTTGTACTCCGACCGCTTTGATAATTTGCTGTAAATTCTCAGGAAGACCGCGATCGGCGCGCCCTATTCCTACTGTAGCATCTGCCGGAATAGAAACTGCACTGATCTCGAAAATTTCCCATTCGATCGCTTTTACTTTTTTGGGGCTGACTAATTTAGAATCCCATTCATCACCTTCCCAAACTGCATTACTCAATACCTCATGTTTATACACTCGATAGCCTACACTAATTCCCTTTATAATGCCGTCTTTGACATTTTGATATAATTCCTCTGTAGCAGCCGATCGCGACATCTTGGCTACTGCTAAACCTCGATCTCCCTCCCATTTAATCGAACTAATAACACCGCGAACCTGATCCGGATCATGATTCCACAAAAACTGGATTAAACCCGAATTAAGCCGATCGCCCTTAATTGCCTCTTCCCTACAATCTAAAATCTCATCAACTATTTCCCATCTTTCCCAGTCCATACGGCGATGTGGGATACTACTAGCAAAGCTAAATTCTAGTGTTTTTATTCCCTCAGTATCGATCCCCGCGATCGTCTCAGACACATCACGATAATTCATAGTCATATCACAAAATCCCAGTGTTGGGAATATCATTAATCCTTTAAAAGATAGCACATTAATCGCAATTACAGCGCGATCGCCAATGAGTATAATAGGGGAAGTCACAGGACATACTGCTATTTTTATAATATATATTGTTCTATGACTAGCTCAAACCTATACACAGTAACGATTTTGCCCCAATATCAGAACAGGTCGGGGCGATCGGGCGGTGCTACAATATAAAAAATGTTGAGAACGCTAATATGCCTTACAAAATCGTCTATTTACACCGGGTCATTGCAGAACGGACAATCTGCCGTCAACTGAGAAAAGGAGAGGTCGTACACCATTTAAACGGCAATACAGAGGACAATAGCTACGACAATTTAGAGGTATGTTCTAGCGCATCGGTGCATCGGTTGCACCACCGCCGATCGCACTCCGACAATTTCCAACCCGATCGCCCTTTAGAGCGGGTTGGCGACCTCTGGCTTTAATAGGGAGTCACAGAATGTACTGGTATTTTTATAATATATAGTCTTCTGTGACAGACTCAAGCCTATACACAGTAACGATTTTACCCCAATATCAAAACAGGTCGGGCGATCGGGCGATCGCCCCGCTAAATGCCAGCCAATTCTGCAATTCGACTTCCGACAGTCTCAGCATCTAGGATCGAATTTTCAACAGTTTTCTGTAGCGCGGTAATTAACCCGTTAGGATCGCGCGGTTCGTCAATTCTCAATGGGAATTTCCCCCAATTCCCAATATCACCATAATTAAACTGGATAATCGGGCGGATTAGTTGCTCTACCAATTCCTCCCCAAAAATACCCGCATCGGTACGGCTAGCCATTCTTAATATCTCAGTGTGTCCGCTGTTTAAATTCGAGTCGCCCGACCCGGATTCCCCTTGTCCTAAAATTGTCTCAGGTATTAAAAAACTCATCAAAATTCCTTGCCTGAGTAGTCTTAAAACTGAAACAAAAAAAGCGCCGTCCGTCTGTTGCGCGATCGCCAAAATTTCATCAAGCGCGTCGATTACCATTACCCCGCTGTTGCGGGCCTCTTCTAACTTTTCTAGCATAATTTTTGCTGCCTCATCGGTTCCGGCGTTACTCTTTCCAACTAATAGCGGCGTTGCTTGCCGTTGCGCTGCGATCGCCATTGAAAGCATCACTAACCTGTATTGTTCCCAAAATGGGATCGCCCTTGCTAGCGTAGCAACACCCGCCGGATTATTCCCTAAGTTAAAGCACTCTTCATTTTTTATATGCAAAAAATCGGTTAATTCAATATCTAACTCACCTTTTTTAAACCTAGTTTCTAGGGTTAAATCGTCTCTCAGTTTAAATTTTATAAACCGCGGATCAACCCAATTCAATCCCGCTATTACTGCTTTTCTTGCCCTGACTTCGTGCCATTTTTCAGTAATAGAAAATCCGTAATAAATTGATGAGGCAATCTTGCTTTGATGAGTTTTGAAACTACCTGGTAAATCTTCAATTTGCTTTAGAATATCTTGCTGAATTTTCGGGTCATCATGCGAGTATTCCTGCAAGTATGACAGCATTAATAAAATGCGAACCTTAGCCGCAGCGGCGATCCAAGGCTGCTTAAGCATAGTGGCGTAGTCATTAACGTAGTTATTCCCGTAACCGCCCGACGTACTGGTAGACCAGCCATTTTTGAACCAGTGAGAAGAGGATTCGCCATAGCCTAAACTCTGACTTATAAGCGAAACTAATGGTGTTAGGGCTTCAGTCTGCATAATTGTGATTAATCCCAGTGTTGGGAATTCCTGGATAGTATGCTATAGTGTAGTAGACCTTGAGGAACAAGTGCTAAGAGATGTATAACACAATAAAAAGAGTAAGAACATTTGAGACTCTAAAAGTAGGCGATGAGCTTATCACTGATGGCATTGTTACAACCGTGCTAGACATTGTACCAAGCACACCCGATCGCCCGACTTGGAGGGTCTACAGTCAAGATACACGCACAGGCTCAATTAGCCTAAAATCTGGCACAGAGGATCAAGTCCTCTTTATTGTTCCCCCAAAGAATGACCAAAGCTGGTCTACTTTGAAATAGCGTATTACCCATCTGCACACACAGGATATACCTCATGATACCAGAAATTGTAAAGAAATGGTTTCAGCCGATCGCTCTGACAAATACTAATGAATGCTTTCAAGATCTAAAATCGTGGGAATTGAAACCGGGCGATCGGGTGTTTGTTGGAATTTCTCAAGGGGGTGCGACAATCGAGTCGATCGCAGTCGATAGAGTAATGGGCACCGCTACAATAGTATGGGATGACAAGTACGATCGTAAGCGATTGCTCTCAGTCTTCAGTAGCAAACACATTTTTTACGTTTATCTTCAGTAAAAACTAGAAAACATCATGTTACAAACTTGGACGGCTACGATCGTTAAACGGGAAATAACAGATACCGCATATTATTCGGAGTCTGGAACATTCAATCGTCACGCAGGAACTAAGTATCATTTAGTTACCAAGGAAGGCTTATTTATCGAATTTGTGCAGACTCTGCTAGTAGTCACGCGACAACCTGCCGACAATCGAGAGTATTATAAATCTCACGGTTTTCCCTCACCCTGTAAAGAAGGTGATGAAGTAATCTTAACCGGTGAAATCCTCAAAAACTACGGGCAAAAAATCATAATTGATTGTTTTTCGATGGAGGAAGATCCCGCAAAATACCCAGAAGCTAATGATTAAAATGTGGGATGGGCAAACTGTACACCAACACTAGGGACTATCGGATCTCTAGTGTGTACCAAGTCAAAACAAGCAAAAGCGCTAGCCGCCGCCATCACTGTGTCATCATGACCGGAAACAGCGCGCCGATCGTCTTTTGAAAACTTTTTAAACTCTTCTACCCCCTCCCAAGTTTTAGGGTAATTTATTGCATTTTCCTCTACAAATAGCTTTAATCTGTCAGTATTAATAATTTTACTCGACTTAGTTGATAATATGCCTTGGATACGGATATCAGGCATTTTTTCGGCTAAGCTTTCGGCTATCACCTTGCCTCCTGAATTTATTTCTACCCCCATTATTAGCGGGGGATATCGTCTTATAAACGGAATTAAAGCCCTAATCGATGTCGATACTGGTGTTTTGTTTTTGCGGTACTCATAAGCCAGATTATAGGGCACTGTGGATACATCCCAAGCCTGAGCCGTGAAGTAATCATCCCCGCCATAGTTAGGATCGATCCCCCACAGATAGCGGCGATTGTGAATAGGTGAGGCATAGTTACCGATCGCGCAAGCATCAACAGCCTCGACATCAAATAGCATAGACTCTGCTTTTTTAATGTGCCAGTTGCCATATAAGAGCCGATCGCGATCAACTGAGTTCTGAGCTTGTAAGTTCGCCAGATAACCCGGATCTGCTTTTAGCAATGTCGGATTATCCTCTACTGTTGCACCAATAAATGTAAAGCTTTTAGGTAGGCAACCCGGATATTTTATCTGCAATTCCTGTTTCGTATCTCCCCAAAGGATAATATCATCAACTACTATAAAAAACCTTATTTTCCCCGCTTTTTTGGGGTCTGCATAACCGTCTGCACCTATCCACCAATCAACTAATTCAGCTACCCAGCTATCAGCATCAGGGTTGCAAGTTGCTCTCATTTTTGGCTCGAAACCGTGGGGCGATCGTAACCTAGAAAGCAGATAGAAAAATTGCTTTTTAGTAAAATGTGTTACCTCATCAAAACCTACGTAGGGTAATTGTGCACCTTGCCAGTTATTGACGTTTTTTTCGTGCTGCAAATGCGAGAATCTGATTGTAGCACCGCTGGGGAAAGTCCATTCTAGCCGCGTCTGATGCGCGGTCGCCCCCTTTAACGGATACCATCTCTGAGACTCATCCCACAATCCACCCTCATTACATATTTCTGGGTATGTCCTACGTAAAATAACGGCGCTGTAAATGCCATTATCAATATGTTTTGCAGCGTCCCAAAGTAACCATGTAGTCTTCCCGGGCCCCGCGCCGCCTCCAAACAATAAAACTTCTGCTTTACTTTTGAGTGCCAGCGCTTGCTTAGGGTGTGGTGATGGGAAATCTGCAAATTTTTGCCGTTTCCCTCTGGCGATTTCTGCCATTTTTCTTAACTGCAAGGCTTTAGCTAATGGCATCGTTTTCTACCTTGCTAGCTGGTAACAAATATTGCTCTGAGTCGTCTGTCACATCTATAATTTCATGCTTAACCGCATCTAATTCGATACCGTCTGGCGCGATCGCCGTGGCACTGACTGATATATCACCTAATACCTCTGCGGCCCTTACAAGCTCTCGCAACTGTAGCAAATTAATCTCATCTTCCCCGATCGTCTCAGTGATTTTAGCAAGTGTTGCGGACATTGTTTCGCCTAATTGATTCATCCACTTTTTCGCGATCGAATTTCTGTACTGCCAGTAAACCGCATCTAAATGCGGCGATGTTTTGACTCTCTCACTAATAGGTATTTGTTTCTTTCCTGGTATGTGAAAGTGATTTTCGGCCGCTTTAATGCCTAAGACATCTCGCATTGCGACCATCATGCAGCATTGCTCATCGGTTAGTTTTGGGTGCAACCTCCGCAAAAACGGATCTTTATTCCTCATGAGTTTTAACTGAAATTGATTGCGAATATCCCTAAAAGTAACACAGAATAGAACAAAAGCGATCGAGATTTTAGTCACGATCGCCTCAGTTATTAATTAATTCCCAACACTGGGATTACTAGAACGGGACTAACTCTGAGAATGCTTGGTCTACGATCGTTCTTAAAGTGTCAAAATGGTCGATCGTCAAAGGTGCTACGTTAAGCATTTTTTCGAGTTGCTCGATCGCCGCGTGTTTGGGTGCTTGAATTTTCATCAGCTCGATCGCCAGGCTAACCGTGATCTGATTCTTGCGGGTAAGACTTAACTCGTCAAAAGTCAAAACTTTTGCGCGTTCTAAAAATTTAGCCATTCGTTCGCTATCGATCGTGACTGCATTTAACTTATACGCAGACTCAATCTTCTCCATAAACTCGCTGTAAAGTCCACCGATAAAATTGATCGTTTTCACTTCATCAAAAGACTCGGCAGCGGGTTCTTGAGCGGGTTCTTGAGCTCTTAACGGCGCGTTAGGGTACGTTATGCCCGATCGCCCGGTTTGTGGCGTTTGACCACTAAAACCCGATTTTGTGGCAACTGATGGCTGGCTATAACTTTTGCCTTCATCATCGCTGAATACCCAAGATGCGGGGATCTCTGCGATCGGATAATCGCATCTGTTAGCGTTACTTAGAGCTATTTGTGCTATTTGTTGCCAGTCCGGGCGACCTTCCCCCATAAAAAACGGCAATTCGACACCATCACACAGCATATTGCAGTATAAAATACTGCCAGGGTTTGCCGATTTTGTTTTTGCGGGATCGGCGGGTGTCGGATTAATCCCTATCTGTCCGTTTTGCGCTTGCTCAGGACTCAGGCTTGCCATTGCCCACAACATCCCACGTGCAAAGCTTGTTCCTGATCCCGTCTCAAACTTGTAAACTTGGCTGTTTTCATCCTCTAGCAATAATCCGACTTTCCAGCCGTCTTTACCGCCGCGATTCGCTTCATAGATGCTTAAACCCCGCAGACCTCCAGCTTTGCTTTGAAAGCTTACCGCGTCAACCTTTACAGGTTCACCATTTGAGACTGTAAACCATAACCCGCCTTTGGTGCGGTTGCAGTATACAATTTGAACGCCTAGCCGAAAGGTTAAAAATCCTGTTTGCTTAGTCATGTTTAGATCCGTTTAGTTCTGTTTAGTTCTGTTTGCTTCTGTCTAACTGTCTAACTATCTAACTATACCATAGTATCTCCCAGAATCCGAAAAAAATAAAAAAAATATTTTTGGTCGGGGCGATCGACACCTTTTCGCTCGATCGCCCGCTGTCGCACATAGGGGAAAAGTCATAGGATATTAGTCATATTTATATACTATATAGCGGTCTGTGACAGGCTTAAGCCTATATGCAGTAACGATTACAGCTATTTTAAAAACTCGGTGTCAGAATACCCTAAAATCCCCATAATCTGACACCGGAGGCAGAGCAAATTAATGGCGATCGGGGCAAAAGTAGGAGAATCTACCGGATAAACTAAAATATTATAGTATAATAATAAGGACGGGATAACTAGAGACTACCCGCCCAAAATCTAACCCTACTCAATTAGGACTCGACTTATGGACATTATAACAGTACAGCAGCAACTTGTGGCAGACGGTTTTCGCGTTTCGATCGCCGACATCGAATCGCTAACAGGACATTTTAAGGTCGCCGTAGCAATTGGTAAAATAAAGCAGTCAACAGCACCCGATCGTAATCAATATCCGCTTGGTCAAGTTGTCGCCTTTTTACTCAAACAACCCAAGCCCTACAATGTCGAGGGATGGTGGTCAAAGGCAATTAAAGCTTGTCCTAAATTAGCAGAGTTTAAGAGTTCAGCAAGCTATAGCAAAAATGTTACACAACAAAAAACGTGTGATGGGGTCGCCTCTCTTCCGTTTATTGGTGTTGTCTATTTATCGGCTGTTTTCAGTGCTGAACGCTGCGAGAGCGTCGCCACAGAGACGATCGCAGCTAATAGACAAATAATGGAGAAAAGCTTTGAGATAGACGGTCGGATTCCGGTAATAAATGGCTACGTTTATGTGTTGCGTGACAAAGGCCATCAGATAATTAAATTGGGCTTTACTTCCGACCCGGACGCTCGCTTGAGTCAGCATCGATCGAGCAACCCGTTCTTAATTCCGATCGCATTATTTCCCGT